CCATTAAAGCGATTGCAATCCACATAATGACTTACAACGCCAACCGCACTGCCGTTGCCGCGCTCACCCGTCTGGTGAATAAGCCACGAATTTACGCCTCTCGGAAGTGCGGGCGGCGGTGTTGCTTCTGGCGTGTACAATGGAGCGGGGTGCCGTTTCAGATAGCCTGCAAGCCACCAATCCAGCACTGGCAGTCGGCTTACGTCCAAGAATTGGTTAATCCAAGAAGCGCGGCTATAAATTATAGGATACCTGCCTGTTATACCTTTCAGATATTCCAAACATTCCAGCAACGTATCGGTGATACGCGCCTTGCTGTACCCGTGATCCAGCTCCATATCCAGAACAAGTCGGTCGTGCTCTTGCGGCTTCACGATGTTCAGGTAGTGATCCATCTGTTTTGCTGCAATTTCACCCGGATACACCACATGATATGCAAGGCGGGGTACGTCAAGATGTTCCCAAGAATAGCGAAACCATTGATCAACATACCCCCACGATATACCCGCCCTGACTGCAACGAAGGCACATGTCTCGTTGATTTTGTCAAAGTTGGGCTTCTTTGTGCCGTCCGAGCTGAACTGATAGCGTGATATGTCAATGCCAAATGGATATGTCATTTTTTCTTGCCCTTCTTGATCTTAGATTTATATAGCATGGCAACTCCTATGCAATCTCGTAAATAATAATTGCTTTCTGATATTTTGTACCAGATTTCGTCCAAGCGCCGACATTCATGTCTTTGTAAAACGAGACGATATTGGAATTTGGCAGCACCTCCCACC